TTACACGCCTTATTCATTACCTTCCCTCTCTGTATAGTTTAGAACCTCGATCACTTGAAAATCGTTACTGTCTCCTCCCACCATAGCCAGCAATTCTCCCTCGCTACAATAGAAGAACACTCTACCGTCATCTACTCCGAAGCCGTCCGTCTCTGTTGCTTCGTCATACTCTCCGAAAGAAAAGTAATACTCTCTCTCCTCTTTCGTGTCTGCCCACCTACATAGAGCCGTTGCGCCTATCTTCATTCGCCTTCTCCCTCTTCTAGTTGTTTGATTAGATCGTCTATCTCAGGTGCATACGGTACTCTACCTGCCATTTCGCTCTCCTCCCCGCAAGGGGTTTGTGCGTGTTTCATCAGGGTTTCATTAGAGAAATGCCAGCCACATACTCCGCACTTCATACGCTCGCCCCCTCACAGTCGTGCGCTAGTTGTCCTTCTCCGTTAGTACCCTCGCAGACACACCAGCCGAACCTTTCGACCTGTCCTGCGTGATCTAGTCTTGCTCTCTCTTCCCATTCTTTTAGGTCGTCAATCATCACTTGCCCTCTCTCTCAATCTTGCTCATTAGGTAAAGCCCTAGCCCTAACGCTAAGGCGATCAGGGCGATTTGCGCCGTCGCCCACGCCCCGCCGATTTGAATTTCCGTAAGTTTCTCCCACATTATGCGCCCGCCTTTTGTTTATCGGCAATCATTTGCCCTGTACGTATGCCAGCGATGAGGCTTCGTAAGGTGCGCTCCGCCTCTGCCTTAGTTCCTCCAAGGTAATCACTAAACCCGCGAGGCTCCCAATGCCCCGAGCCGTACTTACTACCGCCAGAAAAGTGGACACGAAACGCCCTGCCGTAAGTCCTACTGCCCGCCTGTAACACTAGGTGCGGGCGCTTGTTTGATTCGTAGGTGTCCTCCACCTTTTCGCCCTCTAGTAAAGGTGTTACCAATTCCTCAAGCACGCTTACCAATCGGCGGAGATCTTCCATTGAGGTACTCATTACTTGCCCTCCTTAAGTTCAAGCACACGGCGGGCAATAAGGTCGAATGGTGTTGAGCCTTGCCCCTGTAACATTTGAGCCACGAATAGCGAAGCGGTGTCGCTAATCTTCTCCTCTACTAATTCCACTACTTGCCCTACTAATTGCTCCCATTCTTCGCGCAGATTATCGGATATAACCGACACGCCGTCGCCCTCCTGCTCCAATAGTGAGCGGTAGGTGTCGTGATCATTTTCTGCTACCAATAGCCAATCATTAGCGAACTGCTCCGCATAGGTCGTTACTGTTTCCATTTTCTTATCCTTTCAATGGTGGAGGCTAGTTCCTCCCCTCCCGCCATAGTCTCGCAACTATGGTGGGAAGGCAAGCACTAGGCGCGGATTTCTTCGATTACTACCGCCTCACGGTCACGCGCTTCACAATAGGCGCGGGCTTCCCCTGCCGTATCGAATAGCCCCGCGCTCGTCATAATGATCTGTTTCCCGTAACCATAGAATCCCGCCTGCCACTTATCTGCGCCTGTGCCGTGTTTAGTAATGAAATAGTACGCGTGTGCCTTAGTCGTGCCTTTGCGGGTAGTCTGCCACTTTGCGCCTTGTGTGTTCCATTTCATCACGCACCTACCTTGTGAGAATACTTAGCGACATAGGCGAGGTCGTTGCCTGCTGCGATTGCGTGAGATTGTGAGCAGAACATCCCTTGAACATCCGCAGAAATCCAATCGCGCAAGTCGTGACGGCTATTGGTAGGGATACGATAACCGCAGAAAGAGCAGGCGTAGTCGCCTTGTGTTGTGTATCTAATCGCGTTCATTTATTTTCCCTCCCAAGATTTTATGGTTTCGGTTATTACTTGGCACGATTTAGCAGGTGTATAAAACTCTTCGAGGCTAGCGGTTAGGTCTTCGATTTTATCTTCTATCCAAGCCTTATGGACGGGGCTAATTTTTAGTGATTCAATCATCCACTCATAGTGCGAAATCTTGGCAAGTATCTCGTGACGATTCATAATTTATCCTTTCGCGGTTAGTATCTCTAACCAATGAGAGGAGAATAGCACAGTAGTCTACTGCGTCAAGCATTATCGCAGAAATCTTTATAACAGTTTCATAACGGAAAGTCTCTAGTTTAGGTTGAGACTTAGTTGAACTTTCAACCAATTCACGGGGCGAGGGTTGGCAGTCACGGGGCGAGAGTGCTAACGATTACGGGGCGCGAGGGGTAAGGCGCGAGGGGTAATCGGTAACAGTTTATTTATTGGAGGCTCCCAAGATTATTTATTTTCTACCGATACGGGATCGCCCCTAGTCTGCCGACGGTCTAGCACCTGCCCTGCTTTTCCCTTACCGTATCGCCTTACCGTCAAATATCGGCAGCCTTTGGCAATACCCGACCCCACGGTGTTTAATGAGCGGGGGAGGGATGGGATGGACCCCAAATAAATATCTACACTAAAGTGAATGCCGTGGGGTAAATGTCCGAATTGGTATGGATTGTAATAGCAATAGTAGTGAGTTCCATCACAAAAGCAGGAAATGCGTTATTTTTCCTGCCTTATATATAGTAGGGGAGTAAAACGAGCCAGCCTATAGTTTTACGACCCGTTACTCGCTACGCTTGCGCTACGCGAGGCCCTAGGCCGAGCCTAGACTTACCCCTCACTTCGCTGTGGCTTGTTCGGGCGCTTGCACCGCTGAGGTGCAGCGCACCTCTTTTAGTAGGGAGAGGACTATCCTCTTCCATTATAAGATTTCGGAGTTCCACCATTAGCGAGAATCCAGCAGATTTAGCCAAGAAGGTCATTCTTCAATGCCTAGCAGAAGGACAGACTGTAGAATCGGCTTGTGCCACGGCTGGTAAATCCATCAAGACCTATGAGTACTACCGTAGATCCGATGCCAATTTTAAGAACCTAGCAGATAGAACCCGCCTTGGGGCGGTTAATAAAAAGTTTGTTGATTCCGATGTCCACGACTTAGACTTTCCCACCTGGCGTGAGAGATTTTTGAAATCCAAGACATTTGACCACCAGAAGAACTTGGTGGATGTAATCGAGGGTAGGGAACCTGGGTGGCTTCACCCCAGTATGAAGTACGAAAAGGGTCTGGCAAATAACCGCATCCTTATTAACATCCCGCCCAACCACGCCAAGTCAATGACAATCACGGTAGATTATGTCACCTACAAGATTGTCAATAATCCGAACTTTAGAGTTCTCATAGTTTCCCAAACCCAGCGTCTAGCCGCAGACTTCCTTTATGCTATCAAGCAGCGACTGACGCATCCGATGTACGAAGAACTACAGCAGGCCTATGCCGCTGGGGTTGGGTTCAATACTAAGACGGCCTCCTGGCAGGCCACCCGCGTCACCTTCGGTGATGAACTCAGAGAGTCATCTGAGAAGGACCCCAATATCGAGGCAGTCGGTATCGGTGGTCAGATTTACGGTAAGCGTGCCGATATGATTATTATCGATGACGCTGTAACCCTTTCTAATGCCAATGACTTTGAACGACAGATTAAGTGGCTTACCCAAGATGTACGCTCCCGTCTTAACCCAACAGGCAAACTTATTGTCATCGGTACCCGCGTAGCAGCAGTAGACCTCTATAGAGAACTACGTTCACCTGATAGATATCCTGGTGGTTTGGTACCTTGGTCCTATCTGGCTATGCCAGCCCTACTTGAATCTAATGAGGACCCTGATAAATGGGTAACCCTCTGGTCGCATTCAGACCAACCCTTTGATGGACAACCAGAAGAGCAGAAGACTCCAGAGGGTCTATGGCCCCGCTGGAATGGTCGCAACCTCTATAATGAGCGCCAAGCAATGGATGCCTCTACCTGGGCTTTGATTTACCAGCAGCAGGATATATCCGATGATGCGATCTTTGATCCAGTATCTGTGAAAGGCTCCATCGATGGAATGCGAAAAGCAGGTCGATTGGTGCCTGGCAGTCCAGGTCATCCCAAAGACCTCAACGGTTTCAGTTTTGTTTGTGGACTTGACCCAGCAATGGTCGGAGACACAGCGGCAATCTGTTATGCGGTTGATCGGACATCTCATAAGCGCTACATTGTCGACGCTATTAAGATTACGCGTCCTACGCCTGCACAAATCCGACAACTCATTACCGATTGGACTAACGTATATGCACCTGCGGAATGGATCGTGGAGCGTAATGCCTTTCAATCTTTTCTCACGCAAGATGAGGGAATTAGGCAATTCCTTGCATCCAAAGGAACTGTCCTAAGAGAGCACCACACTGGTAACAATAAGTGGGATGCAGGCTTCGGTGTGGCATCTATGTCCACCCTCTTTGGAACCAAGCAGGCAGATGGTAAGCATCATAGAGATAACCTGATACATCTGCCATCAGATCAGACAGAGAACATCAAGGCTTTAATAGAACAACTTATTACCTGGTCACCTACCACCAAGGGCAAGACCGATATGGTGATGGCTCTCTGGTTCTGCGAGATCAAAGTACGTGAGTGGCTCAACCAAGGTATCCACACCACGCACCATATGAAGAATCCATTTTTGTCCCGCTTCGAGCAGGGCAAGCGCAAGGTCATCAACATAGATGAACTCCTTGCCGAAAAAGACAGACAGTTCATCTAGGAGACATTATGCCAAAAGTAAAGAAGCAATCAGTTCGCCAAGTACAAGAAAAAGCTCGTACGGCTAGAGCGTATGCTAATGACAAATACTTTTCAGAGTATGTAACAGAAGAAGCAGCAATGAATCTTGCTCGTGGTCCTAAAAAGGGTATTGAAAAAGTACCTTTGATTGGAACTAGATATGCAAACTCAGCAGAACAAAAAGCCGCT